ATGGACTTTAACGTAGACCCAATGTCAGCTTGTGTTGCACAATTAGAGAAAGATAAAATATACTTTCTTGATGAAGTTATTATTTATGGAAGTAATACAGATGAAATGGTGCAAGAATTAAGAGATAGATATGGAACGAAGATTCCAATATTTATATATCCTGACCCAGCTTCTAAACAAAGAAAGACATCTGCTGGTGGAAGAACTGATTTATCAATTTTACAAAATGCTGGATTTAAAGTTAAGGTCAAACATAAACACCCAGCAATACGAGATAGGGTCAATGCAGTAAATTCAAAACTCAAAGATTCTAATGGGGTTAGACATATTTTTGTTTCACATTCTTGCAAAACCTTGATAAAAGGTTTACAAAGACAAATATACAAAGAGAATACAAATATTCCTGATAAGGAAGATGGATTCGACCATATGAATGACGCACTAGGTTATATGATTGATTACTTAAAACCATTGACTACACAGGCTAAATTTAATTCTCCGACAAGATGGACAATGAAATAAATTATGGCATATAACAGAGATTCAATTACAGAACTTCATACAGATTATCAAGAAACAGTTACTAATTGGCAGTATTACATTAGATCATATAATGGTGGTTATGATTATATGGTAGGACAATATTTAAGCAGATATAATTTAGAATTAGATAATGAGTTTAATCAAAGACTTGCAAACACTCCATGCGATAATCATTGTAAAAATATTATTCAAATTTATTCATCATTTTTATTTAGAGTTAGACCAAGTAGAGATTTTGGAGAAATGGCAGATGAAGCTAGTTTAGATTCATTCTTAAAAGATGCAGATTTAGAGGGTAACAATTTAAACTCTGTAATAAGACAAGCACAAAATTATGCGTCTATCTATGGTCATTGTTTTATGATTTTAGATAAACCTAATATTACGACTAACACACAAGCAGAAGAACTAGAACAAAATATCAGACCCTACTTATCAATCTTAACTCCTGAAAATGTTTTTGATTGGAATTTTCAAAGACAAGCAAATGGTAGATATGAACTTAACTATTTAAAGGTAAGAGAAGAAGTAGACAAAGAGGGTGGACAGTATTTTAGACTTTGGTTTCCAGATAGGATTGACACAGTATATCTTCCTAAAGATTCAGAACCAAGATTACTAGATACTGCCATAAACCAGATTGGCAAAATACCAGCAGTTATTTTATACAATTCTAAATCTCATAAGAGAGGAATTGGTCAATCAGATTTAACAGATATAGCTGACTTACAAAAATCTATTTATAACGAATACTCTGAAATGGAACAGTTAATTAGATTAACAAACCACCCATCATTAGTTAAGACTCCAAGTGTTAATGCAAGTGCTGGTGCTGGTGCTGTTATAGAAATGCCTGACGAAATGGAACCAAATTTAAAACCATACTTACTACAACCATCAGGTCAAAACTTACAAGCTATTATGGAATCAGTAAGACACAAAGTAGATGCTATAAATAGAATTGCACATACTGGTGCTATCAGAAGTACAAAGACACAAGTATCATCTGGTGTAGCTTTACAAACAGAATTTGAATTACTTAATGCTAGACTATCTGAAAAAGCTGATAACTTACAAATAGCAGAAGAACAATTATTCAAACTATATGCACAATTCCAGAATGTAAAATATGATGGAGAAATAAACTATCCTGATTCATTTAACATTAGAGATTATGCAAGTGATCTTATGTATTTCCAACAAGCAAAAGCATTAAACATTGGCTCTCCTACTTTTAATAAAGAAGTAGATAAAGAAATAGCTAGAGCAGTAATAGATGATGATGAAAAGCTAAATGATATATTTGATGAGATAGATGCTAAATCAGAAGTTGGAGAATTTACACAAGACGAAGTAGTAGCAGAAGATCAAGAAGTAGAGCAAGAGGAAATTTAATGAATGTCAGATATAGTAAAAGATTCAACACTTTACAGAATTAAACAAATAGAACTTGCTGAAGCAGAGTATTACAAAACATTAATCAAAACATTAGATAGAATAGAACGAGAAGTAGTATCTCTTGCAAGTCGATTACCTTTAACAGATGGTAAGTTATTAGAACTACAATCAGCTATTGCTATTAGACCACAGATTAAAGCTATACTTGAAAGAGAATATTTAGCATGGTCAGATACAGTTGTTAGAGATGGTTTTAATAAACAAGCTAAACGAATTGAGAAAACATTTAAACGAATCGGTAATATTCCAGTAGCATTTCAAGAAATTACTAAAGGCGATAAAGCATTAATACAGAATCTCAAACAACAATATTTTACACAGTTTAAAGATGTGTCTAATACTTTTACAAGAAGATTATCAGAAAAGGTTTATCAGAATACATTAGTTGGTTCAGAATTTACTGTATTAGAAAAAGAATTAAGACAAACTATCAATGGTATTTATGCTAGTGCAGATGACCCAGAAGCACAAAAACTAATTAATTATATAAATAATAATAAGTTTGATAAAGCAAAACAATCACAAGTTGATAAGGCAGTTCAAACATTACAATCTAAATTCGCTAGAGATAGGGCTGGAGAGAACATGAAAAGATATGCTGGCCAGATATTAAACGACTCATTAAGAGATTTTGATGCAACTTTAAACTTTAATAAGTCTAAAGATGCTGGACTAACTTTTGTTAAATACTATGGAGATGTAATTCCAACCACTAGGGAGATTTGCAGAAATTTAATTAGTGGTGTATATAACAAGAGGAAAAGTGGACTTTTCACAATTGATGAAGTCAGAAAACTTTGGACAAGTAGAAGCTGGTCAGGCAAAAAGTCTGGAAATCCTTTAGTTGTCAGAGGTGGTTATAATTGTCGTCATCAATGGTCTTATGTCAATCCTGATTGGTATGACAGTAAAGGCGAACTAATAATATAACTAGGAGAAATAAATGTCTGAAGAAACAAACACAATACCTACTAAAAAAGTAGAAACTAAAGAAGAAGTAAAAGTAGAAACACCAAAACAACAAGTTTTTACACAAGAACAATTAGATAACATAATCAAAACAAGACTTGAAGCTGAACAAAGAAAAACACAAAAGATTCTTGAAGCAGAAGAAAGTAAAAAAGCTGAATTGCTAAAAGAACAGCAATTAAAAGAAGCTAAATCTAAAGCAGATATTGAAAAGATTATGCAAGATAGATTATCTGAAAAAGATTCTGAACTTAACAGATATAAAACACAGATTAAAAAAGAAAAAGTTGATAATTCAATCTTATCTGTTGCTAATAGAGAAAAATCTATCAATGCACAACAAGTCGTATCTTTATTAAAAGATGAAGTTAAATATACTGATGATGGTCGTATAGAAATAGTTGATAATAATTCTAATGTACGATATAACACAAAAGGAGAACTATTAACAATAGATGATAGAGTTAAAGAGTTTTTAGATGCTAACCCACATTTCCGTCAAGGGTCTTTGTCTGGTTCAGGAAGCCAAAGTAGTGTCGAGGGTAAAACTGTAAAACCATTTAATATTCAGGATTTAGATATGAGTAAGCCAGAAGATCGTGCTAAATATGCAGAGTATCGCAAAGAACGAGATTCAAAACCTACTCAAATTAACTTAACAAATAAATAATAAAGGAAATAAAAAATGTCAGCAGAAACTACAAGTTCTACACTATCGGAACTATACACAGAGATAGTGGCAGAAGCATTGTTTGTAGCAAGTGAAAGATCAATAATGAGACCACTTGTAAAAAACTATGCTATAACAGGTGGCGGAAAGTCAGTTGAAGTTCCAATCTATGCGGCAGTAAGTGCGGCGGCGGTATCGGAAGCGGCTGATTTATCTAACACAGCAATCAATCCATCTTCTGTAACTATTACAGCATCAGAAAATGGAATAATGACTACTCTAACAGATTTAGGAAGAAATGCGGCACCAAGAAATGTTGCGGCAGATATTGGTAAACTGTTTGGAGAAGCGATTGCAAAAAAAATAGACACAGACTTAACTGCACTATTCGGTGGTTTTTCAAACACTGTTGGTTCAGCTACAACTGTTATGTCAGCGGCATTGATTTTCAATGCAGTGGCTAAATTAAGAGCAACTGGTGTTCCAAGTGATAATCTTGCTTGTATATTACACCCAAATATTGCTTTTGATTTAAAATCTGGTTTATCAAACACATTTGCTAACCCTAATCCAGGTGCTGGTAATGAAGCTTTGAGAACTGGTTTTGCTGGTCAAATCGCTGGTGTTAGTGTTTATGAAACATCAAACATGGCAGACTCATCAGGTAATAATCCAGGAACTACTGGAGATTACAAAGGTGCAGTATTCCATTCAGACGCTTTAGGTCTAGCAATGATGCAAGACTTGAAAATTGAAACTCAAAGAGATGCGAGTTTAAGAGCAGATGAAATTGTTGCAACAGCAGTTTATGGAGTTGGCGAATTACAAGACTCTTATGGTTGTGAAGTTGAAGCAGACTCATCAATACAAGACGCTTAATCATAATTTTACAAGGGCGAGAAATCGCCCTTGTATCAACTAGGAGAAAATTATGGAAGAAATGATAAAATTAATAAATGGAAAAAAAACCATTATTAGATCAAAAATACAGTACGAAGCTAATGTAAAACATTTTGAAATGAGAGGTTTTGTTCCTTTTGATGAAGTAAAAAAAGAAATTAAAAAAGCGACAGTAAAAGACATTTCTGATAAAGTGGTTCAACTTAAACCAAAGAAAAGAAAAACAAGGAAAAAGAAATGAAAAATTTAGAAAAATATATTAAACTTGCAAAAGATAATCCTAAAGTAACTGCTGGAGTTATTGTAGGAATTATTGTTTTAATTTGGATATTATAATATGGCAAACTATACTGGTGCTGATGTAATTACTCATGCTGATGTAACAAAGTATCAACCTGATGCTTTTGATTTTGGTATTGCAAATAACGCAACAGAAACAGTTAATTTCTTTGCACAAACTACAAATGATATTTTAAGAGCATTAAGAGTTGAGTGGTGGCCTGTATATAAAACAAACATATTTACAGATATTACAGTTTTAAACACAGCAGAAATGGTTAATACAAAAGTTAATTTAGATCAGTTTGAGAGGGCTGGTGTTTATCTATTTCTAGGAAGATTCTTTTTACCAGCATTAACTAAATTTAGACCAGAAACAGAAAAAGATAGATTTGAAAGAATGGCTGAATATTACATGGGTCAGTACAATATTGAATGGCGAATGATATTAGAAGATGGTGTAGAGTATGATTCAGATGCAGATGGAAGTATTGTATCTAATGAAAGAGAACCTTTACATGGATATAGACGATTGACTAGATAATGGCT